CCCTTTAAAAAGGGTACGCCTCCAAAAAGAAGTTAAAACGTCACTTAAAACTTTTACAATTATGCCGGAGAACGTACCCTGATTCATTATTTTTGTCTGTCACTTTTAAATTTTACAATTATGAAATTTACAGAAGAAAATGCTAATGCCATTTTGGCCGAGATCAACAAGAAATGTTCACCGTACGAATGTCCCATGTGCAAACAAAGAACAAACTTTATTTTCGGTAAAGGTGAGTCTCAAATTTTATCGTTCCAACGGGAAGGGATGCAATTAAAAGCTGATAATGGCATCAATTTTATCCCTGTCATTGTCGGATATTGCCAAAACTGCGGCTATGTAGCGCAATTCAATCTGAATGTCATTTTCCCAGAGAAATGACACCTTTTTGGTAGGTATCATTTTGGAACTTTCCTTCTGATTCACCAGAGGTTCGGCTATCCACATTCCGTTTCTGGTGAATCACTTCAACCGACACCACACTGTTCCTGTTGGTGTTGATCGCCATAATGTATCTGTTTCCTTTCTGTCCTTTCTCGTAAAGATAAGCCCAGTTCTCCTCAACCTCCACGTAACCTTGGCGGTCAACCGGAAGACCGAAACCGTTCACGATTTGCACACGGACCTTCAGACCTTCGAATTTCTTGAATATATTGCTCATAATATTGAAGTGTTACAGGTTATTCAACTCTTATCCTTCCGGTGTATTGGTTTCCCCGAAACTTCATCCCCTTGGTGAAGCCGCCCGGATATCCCAGTTCCTTACTTCTCGCGTTTGCCAGCAACAGATGTTCCCGGCTAAGGGAGGCTACAAAACCTTTGTCCTTTTCCAGTCCCATCTCTCGGGCCTTCCGGGTGACACTGCGTTCGGAAACACCGAGCATTTCAGCCAGCTCCCGGTTGAGGGTATTGTGATAGTGGCGACGCATGATGGAAAGCATATTGCCGTTCCAGAATATACGCGTCGAGTAGCCGTTATGCTCCACAATCCGCCCCTGGGTCCGGTGCATGAAAGTACCATCGGGAACCTTCCGGGTCTTACGGTACCGCTCCCGTTTGTATTCCAGCACACATTCATGACACCAGGAACTCCGGCCTCCGTTCTTCAGCGGATAAAATTCACGCATCCACAACTTGCGGCCGCAATGCGGACAAACACGTTTACGTTTCTGTTTGTTGTTATTCTCACTCATGGCTGTTTATGCTACATTCATCAATTCAAATTTTCCCGCCAAAACGGGATAACATTGATATCCGCCTTTCTCACCTGGGCCTGCATCAGCGCCATGGACAGCAACATGCAGACACGTTTGTCAGTTTTGACGGTTCCAGATATGGAACCCACAACATGGTCACCCTTGCCGGTCACGATTGAACCCGCAACCTGCTCAAGCCCGTCCGGATGATCCTCACTGGCCGCAACGCTCATAAAAGCGCTAAGATCGTTCTCCTTACAAAAGTTCTCCACATACCGGCAGAGTTCCATTACTGCCTCTTTCTGTTTTTCTGTAATCATTTCTGTAATTTTTAATTGTTAATTAATTATATGTTACTTCTCAAGAATATAATCACATTCAAGAACCTTGACACCACTGTAAAATGTCACTTTGGACGTATCAGTGATACCGAAATGTTCTTTATCCGCGAAAATCATATTTTTCACACCGGACTTCATTTGCCGGACAACGTCCTTAGCCCTTTTATCAGTCCAGCCATGAGCGGCAAAACCGGCCTTGAACTGGTAAGTGGTCGTTACGGCACCGTTCTGGATCCTGGTGGAAACAGTAACTGTACCCACACAGTTCTCTATTGTTTTCTTCTTTCCCATGATGATTATTTATTTGTTGGTTTCCAATCCACTGTTATAACCGCATCCAGTTCACCGCTGCCTTCACAGACCGGACAAGGTTTCCGCACATCCTCGCGGCTGCCTTCCTCCGTTCCCCAGAACCAGCCGTTACCCTTGCAGTAACCACACTTGTGACCGGTACTGACGAAGTTCTCGCGGTTAGTCCCTTTACACATATAGGCAGGAGGACAGATCTCCAGCTGTTTCTTTATCCTGCTCATGCCTGGCCCCCTTTCTGTTTCGGCCCCGCCACATTCCAATAGTCATAGGCGCCCTTCTCCCAGATTGTGTATTCACCTGTGGACCCCTGATAACGTCCCTTACTGAAGGCGACATAGCCCTCCACCCATATCTTCAGATCTGCATCATACATCACACTCGTGGCCGCATCACCTTTAGGATTTTTGCCGCGGGCATGGCTGATGAAAACAAACAACTTGTCCGGAAACTCCTCCTTCAGCTGGATATAGTCACGATACGTCATCTGTGTGTATTGGAAGCTGTCAATAATCACGATGTTGAAACTTTTATGACGCCGGAGCCTGATCTTCAAGGTGGGGATGTCCTCCTTGATGAACGCCAAATGGCGGCTTACCTCGGCCATACCAAAGCGCCGCAGGTTATTCTGGACTGTCAAAGAAGTTCCTTCCTCCAGGGAGTTGAACGCCACACGGTCATACTTGCAAAGTTCCTTGCAGAGCTGCATCACAAAGGAGGTCTTTCCGTTGCCGCTATTACCCCACACGAACCAGCAGCCCCGGACTTCCGGAGTGTCGAAGGCGTCCTTCCATTTCCCCTCGAAAGGGAACACGTCATACTTCTTGTTCAAGATGTCCCTGACATTCAAGGCACGCTTCATGCCGGCCTTTTTATTATCCTTTTTCTCTTCTTCCATAGTCAGAACAGTCTTAGTTGTCGGATATTGTCAATTCGGTCAAGCACGGCCTGCCGTGCAGCACCCCGCAGCTTCTCATGGCAGAGCATCCTGCCGAGTGCCCACAGAAGGGCATTCTCACGGGTGGCAAACTGTCCCCATTTGCGCCCCGGGTTGAAACCGCCGCCGGAACCGTCCACCTCCATGTGAACGCCGGAGGTCCACCAGCCGTCCTGCTGCCCCACAAGGGCATCCAGATAGTCGCGTCCATTACGGTAAACGGTCACCGTTTCGTATTCCGTCAGAACGGGATAATCACTCCAGGGAGCGGGGAGCTGGTTACGGCCGTCTATTCTCAGGTATTCAAATTTGTTTTCCATATCCTTTAAATTACGTTTGAACGGTATTTGAACGGGAATCATTCCCCCGTCATGCGTTTTACCTTGTGAATGGACTTCCTCACACGGCGCAAATCAAAGTCACATGTCGAAGCCTCCTTTATCACATTGTCGATATCCCTCTTGTCGGTCACCCCATTGGCGGAACAGATCGCGAACACGTCATTCACATCCGTGGGTTCCAGTTCATAGAACTTCCGACCTATACGGCTGTAGAACTCCTTGTAACCAGGCTTCTGGTAGCGCAGGCCGTTACTGATGCGTTTGGCAATATAATCAGTACTCAAGAACACAACACCGCATTTCTCCTCCAGCTTGTTGTACAGGCTGATAAAGTAGTGGAACACCGGTTCGGTCAGCTTGTCCGCCTCATCGAACACCAGCAGGGGTGCGTCCATCTGGATGATGTCATCCAAAATAAGTCCCCATACCTCACGGATATTATACCCTTCAGTCCGGATTCCGACCGTGCGGGCAATCTCACGAACGAAGTCACCTTTCTTCATGTCCTCGGAGCAGAGGATATAGAAAACCTCCTTATGCTCCTGAAGGTAAACACGGGCGGTGGTACTCTTACCACAACCGGCCTCACCGGTCACCCATGTGACGTTACGCCAACGCTGCGCATCGGAAAGCACAGCCGTGATCTCCTGGTAAGCACCGGTCTCCACAATCTGCCAGCCGGTAGCGCTTACACCACCGACCTGCGAAGCGACATTACGGAACATCTCGTCGCTGATATTCTCATAACGGCCGTTCAGGATATTGCTCACAGTACCCACACTGACTCCCTTCAGACTACCCGCGGCTTTCGTCTGGCTCGGATACTTCGCCACGTAAGCCCGGAGGCTCTCGCTGATGGCGTCTTTCTCTTTCATTGTAATTTCCATAATCAATAATTTTTATCTTGTTATAAATCTGTTCCTTATAATTTTCCGACCACCTTACGGATGCTCACTTCCTTCTTCTCAAAACTGTCCCATGTCACGTTGCTGATGACTTTCATGTCACGACCTATGGAAGGACGGGGCGGCTGACTGTATTTTCTTGTGCGGCGGTCAATCTGGCGTTGCGCTTCCTTGCCGAGCCCTTTCAGGTCAGGAGTACGCAAACCGTTCTGTTCCGGTGCGACACCATGCTCATACTCGATATCCTTGGCGACGACCTGACGGTTTATACGCTCATTGATGACGGCCTCCTGCTGGGTGCGGATGAAACGTTTCTCGTCTTCCGTCTGCTCCTGCTGGGCACGGTGGATCATCAGCGGGAACGAAGCCACACACTCGAAACGCATTGCTCCGCCCTTATCCTTGTACAGCAGGCGCACGCTGCTCATGTCATAAGGATCGTACTGGACATAGAACTTCTTGTAGGTGTTACGCCGGCGCCATTCCAGATCAGGCTCACCGGGAGCGGAGAAAACCTCGTAGGGGTATTTCTTTCCCCGTACCGTGATCTCGATACCGCTGGCGGTGAACAGAGACGGTTTTTCGGTTGTGTACCAGAACATTTCCACCATATCCGGCACACTTACCGTATCAGTAGCCTCGTTCACGCTGGTATTGTACATTTCCATACGGGAGATGCCGGTGACCGGATGCTTCATTGAGTTCCACTGCTCACGGGAAGCGGCATACTGCTCCTTCAGCTCCTCCAGTGTGGGAAGGGAGCCGATGTTCGCGTTGATGAATTCCAGGTTCGGACGGCTTGTCTCTCTCTTTGCCGTAATATTCTGCCCGGTGAAACTGAAACGTTTTTTCAACACCTGGCTCTGGAAGCGGTAGAAAATGTTCTCAATCGTTTTGGACTCGCCGTTATACGGGGCTGTCGGGCGGTGGATACGGCTGATCTTCGAGAAAAGGCCCAACGCCGCGTTTTTCTTATGACCGCCCTGGTTGTCGCACACGATCTCGTAAGGTTTGTGCCGGCTCGTTTGGATAGCCATGCGGAAAGCATGGTACTGGGCGATATAGTCCTCATTGTCGCTAATGTAATAACCGAGCAGAACTTCACTATAGGCATCCACCACCTCGTACACGCTTGTAGTGCACTTATTTCCGTTCTCATCACGATAGTAGAGGTTCAACTTCGTACCGTCACCATACCAGAGGCTGTCACGACGGCTCGGAAGGATTGTCCGGTGTTTACGGTCATAACGCTGGTGTGCCTTCATTTCCCCATAAACGGCATCGTACCACAGAGGTTCGACACGCGGACTGTTGAACCATTCGCGGAGGCTACGGGGGCTCTTCAGGGGCTTCCAGCCACGTTCCAGAGCGACACGGTTATACTCCTCAAAAATCTCCATATCCGTATAAACCGGAACGCGGCTACGTTTCAATGCAACAAGGTAACGCCCGCCGTCCTCCTCGATCTTCAGCGTATTGCTGTTGCCGTATTTACCGCTCACAAGCACACCGTAGTTGTCGGGACGGAACTTGTTTATAAGTGCTTTCAACCGGCCTACACTGCCCGGAAGACTATGCCCGTACACCGGACGCCATTCCTCACTCGTGACAAGCAGAAGTTCCCAAAGGTTACGGCGGAAACCGGTCAGCTTGTTATTGGATGAACTCAAGCGTTTGAACTCTTCCATCAGCGCGTTCAGTACCGAGGCATTCCAAGTGTATTCCTTCTTCACATCCATGGGAAGAGCGACCATCTCACCGTTCTTGTCGTAGCGGTACTCCTCAAAAAAGCTCTCGGCCTTCTCGTCTTTCTTCACTATGTTACGAATCATTTCTTCTCGCATCTGTTTCTCGGGCTCGCCATGACGCTCAACCCAACGTTTCTTGTATTTCTCGGGAAGGGAAGAATAGGAATACAGGGCTACATTGCCCTCGCCACCGCCACGGTTGATACTTTCGATGTTACCGCGACGGACATTTTGGTATAAAGTTATATACTTCATCACCGGATTATCTCCTGAAGTAAGCTCTTCACAGGTTACACACAGTATATTATTAT